GCGTAAAGCACCGGCAAAAAGGCGGCAAAACGTCGGCATAGACAAGGCAACTGTTCGGAATTTCCGACAGGTTCGGATTTGCATCAAAAATGTTTCATCAAGCACAAAATGTTTAGAATCTCAACAAAAAATGCGCAAATGCAAACATTTTGTTCGAATCGGCGCAAAATTGCACCGATTGAAGGGAGGGCTGCCTTTGAGGTTCTCTCCTGACATTTGGGAGCTGGTGCGGAAGATTGTTCTTCTTTTGTGCCGAAGGTATGGGTTCGATGACCTGACCGCTGATTGGGATGAAAGTGAATGTAACCGGAACGAGAACGGAGAGTTTGCGGAAAAGCCTGGCGGTGCAGCATCTGAAAGCCAAAGGGCAAAAACGCAAACATCAAAGAAAGCGTCTGAAAGCAGCATCAAGGGAAAGCCTGAATCAGTCGAGATACCCGAAAAAGAAAGAGCCGCATTGCAAGAAAAGATCTTGAACGGTATAATAGAAGAGGGAATATCCGTCCACGCTGAGAAGCGCATGCTGGAGCGCAACGTTGAGATCCCGCAAGTGATTGATGCCGTAAAAAATCCGCTGCGTGTTTTCAAGGGAAGTGCAGATGCGAAAGGCAAACCCAGTGTGAAATTCATCGGCAACGAGGCAACGGCGTGTTTCAATCCCGATAGCGGCATTTTAACTTCCGCATGGCCGACAAACCATAAATTGCGAAAGAAGTATGGAGGCGACTAAGTTGTTCACGGCAGATCAAATTTCTTTCATGAAGGAATTAGGGGTTCATGTGAATTTCAGTGCCCCATCCGTAGACGAAATCGAACAGATAGAAGATTCAGTTTCTTGGCACCTTCAGAAATATGGATTCGATGAAAACTATTTCCCCAATGATGACGGGAAGATGTGCGAAGCCATTTTAACTGAATTGGCTACGATGTAACACGAAAAACAGGATATTTTTCTTGATCCATCCCATGCCTGTGGGATGGATTTTCTATACCCAGAAAAGAGGCGGTGAATGAAATGCCCTCCGTAACCTTTACCCTTTCCAATGGATGCCTACCTTGGCAACGGGCGAACCGTGCTGTGGGACTACACCGGCACCCCCATCAGCAACGCCACGGTCACGGCGGTTCGGTTCAATTTCTATGGCAACGTGCTGAGGAACAGCGGCACCGCCAACGTGACCATGAACGGGTCATCCTTCGCCATTGCCCTGACGGCCACCGGGGAAACACGGCAGAATTGCACCTGCTACGCCTCCGGGGCGGTCATGGATGCCTTTGCGGCAGCAAGCGGCACCCTGACCATGGCACTGGTCATGCCCAGCAATGCCTATTTCCGTGCTTCTGCCGCTACCGCCACGCTGGACGTGGAGTATGTGATCAACATCACCCAAACCACGCCGCCCAGCACCTTCTATCCGGCTTCGGCGGTAGGAGAAGGCAGTGTGGTGCTTCAGTGGTCAGGGGCGGGAGCCGGGGTGCAGAACACCATCACCGGCTATGAGATTCAGTGTGCGGACAGCGCAGACAGCGCCACCTATGGCGATTGGTTCGCCTGCGCTGCCGTTGCGTCCACCTCTGCCGCCGGATCGGCTTCCGTGCCGGTGAATGGCACACGGGGCGCATGGCGCAAGTACCGCATCCGCACCATGGGCTCTGCCGGTTCAAGCTGGTACAGCGAATGGAAAGTCTCTTCCGCCGTGCGTACCAACATCCTGCCCAACGCCCCTACCAACCTGACCATCAGCCCCACCGTGTACGAGTCCGGGGCAATCACCCTGGGCTGGACAGCCGCCACGGATGAAACGGACAGCGTAGAAAGCTACCGCATTGTGTCCGCTACATCCTCAGACGGGAGCACGTGGAGCGGCTACGCCACCGCCGGAACCACTGCCGCCTGTTCGTTGGCTCTGTCTCCATCCCTGAACCGGGGCACGTATATCCGCTACGGGGTGTACGCCGTGGATGCCTTCGGCATGGAGTCGGCGGCTTTGGCTGTGTTCCCGGACGTGATCCGCAACCGTGTGCCCAGCGTGCCGGGAAACATTGCCGCAACGCCTGCCCTGTACGAAAGCGGAACGGTGACCATTGCCTGGGATGCCGCCACGGACCCGGACGGGCAAGCCGTTACCTATCAGGCGGCAAGGCAGACCTCTTCGGACGGCGCAACCTGGAGCGATGCTGTCACCATTGCTTCCGGCTTAACGGCCACCACCTGCACGGATACCCCCACCCTTTCCCGTGGGGCGTATGTCCGCTATCTGGTTACGGCAGTGGATGCCCTGTCGGCTGCGTCCAGCCAAGGCGCAAGCAACGCCGTGCAGCGGAACCGCCTGCCTTCTGCTCCTTCCGGGGTGGAAGCGACTCCGGCTTTGTTCGAATCCGGGAACATTGTCCTCAGCTGGCCGGCATGCACCGACCCGGACGGAAACCTTGCCGGGTATCAGATTCAGCAGCAGCTTTCCGCAGACGGCTCTACCTGGGGGGACTGGGCGGACGTGAAGCAGGTCAGCGAGAACACCGCCGCCGTTTCTCCTTCCGTGAATCGTGGGCAATATGTCCGCTTCCGGGTGCGAAGCGTGGATACCCTTGCCGCCGCTTCTTCCTGGGCAGTGTCTGACCCTGTCCGGCGAAACCGTGTGCCGGATGCCCCGGTGATTCTTTGCGCCGGAAACCTTGACCGGGTATCTTCTTCCCCTGTGTTCGTCGCCACGGCAGAAGCAGAACCGGACGGGGAGTCCATGACCGTGCAATACATGATAGAAGCCCAAAGCGGGGCGCAGGAGCTTGCCTGGACGGATGCGTGGATTCTTCCATCCTCCGGGGGAAAGGCGGCTTTTCGGGGCAATCTGGTACTGGAAACGGGCATGCATCGCTTGCTGGTGCGCTTGGTGGATGCTTCCGGGGGCGTGTCTGCTTCCTCTAGCGCTGCCTTTACCGTGGGGACGATTGACTGGACAAGAACCATTGCTTCCGGCAGCGTGATTGCGGATGAAAGCATCAGCCACCGGGCGGACATTACCGAACTGCTGAACCAGGTGAACCTGTGCCGGGCACGTGTGGGGCTGGAAACCATCACCCTGCCGGGCACGGTGGGCGCCTTTGCGGACTGGCAGAAGCAAATGACCGCCCTAAAGGAGGGCGTGAAGGACTGCTACACCGCCCTGAAGGAAACGGCGGAAGCGGTGGATGTGCCGGTGTATCCTGCTGCCGCCGCTGTGAACGGCTTGCGAAGCCTGTGCGAAGGAGTGTGATGCCGGATGATGCTGTGCAGACCGATTGATACAGACGGGGACATGACCCCGGTGGGCGCATCGTCTCAGATGCTTTCCGGGGCGCAGGCGGTTGCCGAGGCGGTGAAGAGCCGTCTCCACCTGCTCCTTGGGGAGTGGTGGGAGGACACGTCTCTGGGCTTTGTGGTGCCTAGGTTGGTCTTTGAAGGGGTCCGCTCTGAAGAGGGACGCACCATGCTGGCCAATTACATCACCGCCTACATTGCGGACACGGAAGGCGTGACCGCCGTGAAGGACGTGGCTACCAAACTGGACGGCCGTGCTATGAGCTACCAATGCACCGTGGTCACGGCATATGGAGAAATTGAAGGGAGCGTGAGCAGTGATGCCCTATACGTCGCCATATCTTGACGCATCGGGGATGCATATCCCCACCTATGAGGAACGGATGGAAAGCCTGCTTTCAGGCTACAAGCAAATCTTTGGCACGGACGTGTATCTGGAAGCGGACAGTAAGGACTATCAGCTGCTGTCCCTGTTTGCACGGGCGGTGGATGACCTGACCGCCGCCGTGACGGACGTGTACAGCGCACGGGATCCCAATTACGCTTCCGGCAATGCGCTGGATCTGCTCCTGCCCCTGAACGGCATTCGGCGGCGATCCGCCACCTACGGCACCGTGACCCTGACCCTGACTGGTGCGCCGGGGGCGGTGCTGCCTGCCGGCATGCAGGCAAGGGATGATCAAGGCTACCTGTGGCGGATTGCTGACAGCGTAACCCTTGGGGAGGACGGGCAAGCGGAGGCTTCCGCTACCTGCCTGACCGCCGGGGCGATCCTTGCCCCTGCCGGGAGCATTACCACCATTCACACCCCCACCAGCACCTGGAACAGCGTTACCAACGCAGAGCCTTCTTCCCCGGGTCGTGATGTGGAGACGGATGCCGCCGTCCGGGAGCGGCGAAGCCTTTCCGTGTCCCTGCCCAGCCGGGGCATTCTGGACGGCTTGCGTTCCGCCCTGGCGGATCTGGACGGGGTGAAGTTCGTTTCCGTGCTGGAGAACGCCGAAGGGGAAGCGGATGCCAACGGGCTTCCTGCCCATTCCGTGTGCGCCGTGGTGGATGGTGGCACGGATGCGGACATTGCCAAAACCCTATACCTGAAGAAATCCCCGGGGGTAAAGACCTACGGCTCTTCTTCCGCCGTGTATGTGGACGAATGGGGCAACAAGAACACCATGGGCTTTACCCGACCCACCGCCGTACCTGTGACCATCAACGTGACCCTGAAGAAGCTGGATGGATGGGACAGCGACACCATGCAGGCGGCCATCAAGAAGGCTGTCACTGCTTCCATCGCGTCCCTTGGCATTGGCAAGCCCCTGATTGTGTCCACCCTGTACGGGGTGATCTTCACGTCCTGCAGCACATCTACCCCGGCTTTTGCCGTGACTGCCCTGACGGCGCAGACCACTGCCCAGTCTGCCACGGGAGACGCCATTACCGCCGCCTATAACGAGCAGCTGTCCACCGATGCCGATCACATTGTGCTGAAGGTGGTGGAGTAAATGACAACCCTGCCCTATGAAGAGCTTGCCCCCAGCTGGAACAGGAGCAAGCCCAAGTGGCTGGCCTTCCTGCAAATGATTGTGGGTCAGGCAACAGACATGATGACCATGCTGGAAGACTTCACCACCACCTTTTCCCTGGATGCCGCCGTGGGTCCTCAGCTGGATATGCTGGGCAGTATGGTGGGCGTGTCCAGAATCCTGCCCTTTGCCCCGGTTTCCGCATCCCGCACCCTGGGGGATGAAGACTATCGCCTGCTGATTCGTGCCGCCGTGGCGCAGAACATGTGGGACGGCACCAATGAATCCGCTTCCGACATCTTCAACGTGGTTTTCCCTGCCTTTGGTATCACCCTGGAAGACAAGCAGGACATGAGCATTAACGTGGTGATTCGTGGCATGTTCACGGAGATTCAAGCCGAGATGATCAACGCCGGGCTCATGATTCCCCATCCGGCAGGGGTGACCATGACCTATGAGATCCCGGAAACCTTGGTATCCACGGACATCATTGTCCAGTCCGGCGTGTATCAAGCCGGGCACATCGTATTCACCCGAATCAATGCTTAAAAGGAGGCTGAACCATGGCAAGAAACATTGAGAACACCCTGACCGCCAAGGGGGCGGCACTGATTGCCCGATCCCTGGCAGAGGGGAAAGCCGTCACCTTCACCGGGGCGAAGATCGGCACAGGGCTTGCCCCGGACGGGGACGACCTGAGCACCTACACCGACCTGATCACCTACTACGATGATGCGGAGGTTGCCGGGCGGCGGATGGATGGCAGCGGCAACCTGATGGTCACCGTCCAGTACTGGAACGATCAGGTGAAGGCAAGCACCTACATTGAAGAGCTGGGCTTGTATGCCTGCCTGGAAGGGGAAAGCACGTCCGTCCTCTTCTCCTACCTGACCTTTGGCAAGTTCCCGGATCTGATTCTGGCGGCGGCAGATTCCTCTGTCCAGCGCACCTATGACGTGCCCTTCCTCTTCGGCACAGGGGAGGCGGTCAGCGTGACCATTACCCCCTCTGCCCTGCTGCCGGCAGACGATGCGGTCACGGAAGCGGAAGCCGGAAAGCTCCTGCGGCTGAACGATGACGGAAAGCTGCCCTGCGACATTACCGGGGATGCCCTGACCCTGGGCGGGCATGGGGTAGCCTATTACGCCGCCGCCGACCATCGGCACGACAACGCCACCACCAGCACAGACGGCTTCCTGTCCAAGGAGGACAAGCAAGCCCTTGACACCCTGGGCGAGCGTGTGACCCAAAGCCTGACCGCCGCATCCACCCCCACCTTCGCCGGGCTGAAAATCACCGGCTACATTGACGGAGCCCTGTTCCGATGAAGGGCAACCCTCTGGAAGGCGGCTATAAGGGCTTCTTCATGGAGGAAAGCCTGCGGAAGGCTGAGGAAACTTCTTCATCAAGCCGAAGTATCGACCAGTTAAAAAAAGGCGTGCGAAGGGGTGCGGGGGGCGACCGCAAAGCCCCCTGCGAAACAGCACCCCTTTATCCGAAGGGGCTGCGAAGGTTCCCCAAGGGCGACCGCAAAGCCCTTGGGAATAAACAGAAACAACCTACTTCATCGGAGTGAAGACCCCGAAGGGGTTTAAGGGGGCGATCGGAAAGCCCCCTTGAGACACAAAACCATCAATCAACAAAAGAAAAATCAAGAAGGAGATGCCCTCATGAAGACCATCTCAAAGGATGAAATCCTTGCCCTGTTTGAACGAATGCAAACAGAGCACTGGACCTACAAACCCGGAGCAGCCGAACAAGGCACCGTTGATTGCAGCGGCGCCTTTGTTTATGCCTACAACACCAAAAAGATTGACCTGTACCATGGCTCTAACTACATGGCACGAAGCGAAGCCATGCAGCTCCTGCCCATCACCCAAGCCGCGCCGGGCATGATTGCCTTCAAGGCACGGGAGCCGGGCGAACAAGGCTATGCCCTGCCGGAGAAGTACCAGCAAGGGGGCAAGAGCTACACCGGGGATGTGCGAGACTACTATCACGTTGGGCTTGTGAGCCGGGACGGGGCGCACGTGCTGAACGCACAGAGCAGCGAGACGGGGTTCGTGTCCTCTGCCCTGACGGCGAAAAACGGCTGGGATTACGTGGGCTATGGAATGCACATCGACTACGGGGACGAAGACACCACACCAAAGCAGGAAGAGGGGAAAACCACCATGGAGAAAGCAACCGTGACCGCCACCAGCGGCACGACCGTCAACATGCGAGTGAAGCCAAGCGTGACCGCCAACCTTGTTGACCGTGTGCCTGTAGGGGCGCAGGTGAACATTGTGTCCAGCGGCAGTGAGTGGAGTATCATCAAGTATGACGGGCTGACGGGCTACATGATGACAAGATACCTGACCAAGGACGGCACGGCAGGGAGCGGCACCAGCACGGCGGAGCTGGCAGCACGTGTGCAGACGCTGGAGGATACCGTGGGCAAGCTGCTGGAGCGTGTGCAAGCCCTTGAAGGGGGCGTTGGCTGATGACCATCAACGGCATTACCCCCGACTTGATTTGGACGTACCTGTTCGTCTTCCTTGCCCTGTGCGGGATTGTGACCATCGTGCTCAACGCCGTGGAGAAGCTGATTGCCTTGCGCAAGCGGAAGATGCAGCCCCTTGCGGACGTGAAATCTGACATCATGACCATGCTAGCCAACGACAAGCACCGGCTGGACGCTCAGGACGCTATCGTGTCCGAGCACACAAGGCGACTGGACAAGCTGGAGCGTCGGGCGGATACTGTAGAGCAGGGGCAGAAGGTGCAATGCAAAGCCCTGATGGCTCTGCTTGACCATGAATTGCACAACGGCAACGCTGACCAAATGTCCGAGGCAAGCCGGGAGATTAACGACTATCTGCTGGATAAGTAAAGAAAGGCGGTGGTGCCCTTGAGTTTCTCGCCTGACATTTGGGAGCTGGTGCGGAAGATCCTCCTTCTCTTGTGCAAGAAGTACGGTTTCGATGACCTGACAAACGACTACAACGAAAATCACGGCAAGCATGGTTGGTTTGCAAGCAGCAATTCTTCCGGCACTTCTTCTTCCAAGCAGGAAGGAAAACAGCAACCGGCGCAGAAATTTAACGAGGTAAGCCTTCAGCCCAAGGGTGTTCGGACGCCCGAAGGGAAGAAAATGCTTGATCTGTTCCGTGCGAAGGGTGTAAAGGAGAATCAAGCCAAGCAGAAGCAGCACCTAACGCCGCAAGCCGCCAGGGAAGCGACTGCAAGGGAACAGGAAAAGAATCCCGGTATGCAGGTGATTCCGAAAAGCTACTTCACGAAAAAGATGCAGTCCGTTCGTGATTCTGTGCTGACACGGATTAAGAACGGCGACTTCGATGAAGTGGACGGTCAGCATAACTCGCTGCGCTTTCGGCTGACGTTCAAGGATCCTGTCGGATGCGCTTACGATAAAAAGCAGGATAAGTTCGTTCCTTCAAGCACGGTGGAGGCGGTTTGTTCCATCAATGACGGCTATCATATGTGGCCGGTTCTTGACGATAAGGAGAGGGGGTAACTGCTATGTTGCGCTCCAAGTATGATTCTCTTCATGCGCTTTGCGATGGCATGAAAGCATTCCTTGCTATTGACTACCCTGTGCGATGCACTTTCGACAAAGAATCGAAGGAGTATGGCGAGGATGTCATTGATGGTCTTCCTTTCAGCTGGGGCCCGGAAGGCGTTTATGTGATCCTTCTGAACAAGCAAACGAAATATAGTGGTACTGTTGGCAGAAGGTTCGAAATCCCACCGGAAAGCTTTCAGATCATGGACTACGAGCCCATCGAAGTGAACGACTTCGACTGGCGAGCCTACCTGCCGGAAAAGAAACGCTTACGAGAAGAGGACGAATAATGGTTTTTCCGCATCCATCCCACGCTGGGGTGGATTTTTTGTACCCAAAAAGCAGGAAGGAGGAAGATCTTTATGATCCGTGACCAGTGCCTTTGACGGCGAAAAGCACAGTTTCACTTCACCAACGAACCATGAGAAAGGAATTGAGAGCATGAGTGTTTATCTGTCGAACCTGAATGACAAGATGAAGGACACCAACACCACCTTGGGGCAAATCTCCACCGAACTTGGCCTGCTGGCCATCAGCAACGCGGGGGACCTGAACGACCCTACTACCATGGCACGGCTGGTGCGTGCCGGCCTGGGCGAGACCGCCTATCCTGTAGGCAGCCAGGTGACCGTGACCCACAGCGTGTACGGTGACCTGGTGTTTGACGTGGCCGCCCACAACTTCCACAAGAAGACCGGGGACGAGAACGC